GTCATTTTTTCTTTGTTGGTACTAATTCCTCTGCCTTACGACGCATGTCTGCGGCTTGTTTGGCTAATTTGTCTGCTTGGCTACGATAATGTTTTGCTTCTGCTTCTGCTGAATCAAATTTAGTTGGTTCAACATAAGTTTCGTTAACACTTGCTGATGTTGTTTTGCCAAGGTCATTAGTTTCAGCAGGCATTTCATTTACTGATCCCACTTCTTTAATTTCAACTTTGGCTGTAGATGATTTGATTGCTAAATCATCTACTGCAACATTATTTTGTTGAGCAATAAGCACATTGAGTTCAGCTAGATTAATTTTAACATTAAAATTTGGAAGCATCTCTACTTGGCTTGTTGGTACTTTGGTAAGTTTACCTTGTGTATGCAGTGCGGCAAGCATAATGCTACCATCAGGGAAATTAGCTCTTGCTAGTACTTCTGCAAATTCACCAGATTCTTGTCCAGAACTAGACTCAACTAAATTAATTAGTGCATTGTGTTGCTCATCCGGCAAATTTTCTGTTTGGACAACAAGACAATGATCTGATTCACCAGGCAATGTCCTATATGCGACCAAACACTTTCTGCCGGTAGAAACAATTCTACCTACGTGTTTTAGATCAGCCATTTTGTTGTCCTTTTGCGGCCACTTGAGCCAAGAAGTTTGATAATTTGTTATAAACTTTACCTACTGCCTCCATTTCAGCGGCTTTGAATGCACCACGTGAACTGGCAAGATCAATGATCTGCTTCATAGCATTTAGGTCATTGATGTTTAAATCGTTTTCAGCAGTTTCTGGTGCTGTTGTCTCTGCGGCTGTATTAGCTACTTCTGGCGCCGTGCCATTTGTTTGTTCTACTTTAGTTTCTTCAGTCATAACTGTCTCCTTAATGATGACATCATTATATAGTCGTATAATGTTTTAGGGGTTACAGATTTGAATAAGAAAGCAAAAAGAAACTGATCTCTTTTTCTTGTTCAAACCCAATTTTTGTGACATAGACAATAGTGTTATTACGATCAAGAGCAATGCCTTGCCCAACGTAATATCTACCGTTTAAGTTGGTATAGATCCAATCGTCAATCTTTTTAATTAACGTTGGATTATATTTTTCTAGAGTTGTAAAATGGAAATGGCGGGCAGGAAAATCTACCCGCCTTAGATCCAAAAAGTTTAAGGGATTAGGTTTCCCATTTTTAATAGCCATACATTACTTTTTATCTGAAAACTCGTAATATGCATGGGAACCAAATGGCGGAACAATTTTATCATTACCGTGAATGATAAACAGTGTATCACAGTAATTGTCATCGCCCCATGAATCCCAAGGATATCCGTCTGTAAACATGATAAACTTTTTAGGAACAATGTCGTTCTCTTTCATATATGCCCAATTACACATAAAGTCGGTACCGCCACCGCCCATTATTTCGTAACTTAGAATATCTTCGCCACTGTACCCGTCAAAGTCTTGTTCATTATACACTTTGGTATCAAAGCACCACAATTTAATATTGTAGTCTTTGTATTCATCCATAATACCTTTGAGTTCAGTGATAAAGTCCATGCTCATCTCATCAGTAATTGAACCAGACATGTCTAAACTTACTGCAATATCAATTGTTTCGTCAAACTTCATGCCAGGCAAAATTGCACCAGTATGCCAACCTTTACGATTGGGACGACTAAAACTGTAATCAGTTTTAATTGTACTTTGAATTTGTTGACGCAACAGTTCACGCCAATTCATTTTAGGTTCAGTGAGATCTTTAATCATACGAGCTACACTTGCTGGAGTATTACCAGCACCCGCGGCATTTGCCGCTTGCATAGTGGCTTCACGAATCTCATCACGGATTTGTTTTAACTCATCTTTTGAGTATGCTGGACGTCCGTCACCGTCTTTTTCCCAATCAATATGATCATCAAGTAATTGGCCCAATGCGGCCAATTGTTCTTGGTCATACTTTTCAAAAATTTCATCGTATACTTGTTCAGCACTTTTATTGTAGTGCTGTGGATCGTGAAAGATTTTAATTTCTGGAGGTTGTTCACCAATATGATCACGTACCAATTGTCCGTTTACGCAATAGTCAGCGGCAATATTAAAAATTTGACGATCTCTGCCCTCGTTACGTCCCATGTGATCAAACACATTGTGCAAGATTTCGTGTGCAACAACAAACTCAACTTGCTTAGTTGTAAGTCCACTAAAAAATTCACGATTGTAAAACAAATGACGTCCGTCAGTTGCGGCAGTTTTACACCATTCGCTAGCATCTTGAATTTTTAAACGGGTAGCCATGTTACCAAAAAATGGATGGCGCAATAGTAGTCCCACACGGGCTACAATAATCTTATCAACGACTTCGTCTAATGAATGTTGCATTTTTCTGCTCCTAATCTGTTACTATGTATATATTATAACACCTCCCGAAGGAGGTGTCAATAGCTAGATTTTACTTCTTTTCAGTTGCGGCAGAAATGTATTTGCCAAACTTTTGGTGGAACGCATCAAAACATGCAATCTCATCTGGATCCAATGGCAATTGATATTGTGTCAACGCAAGTTTAGTACCCATGATGACCAATTCAGTTTCAAAGTTATCCATAATAAATTGAAAAAAGTTATTAACTTGACTGTTCCAATTTTTAGCATTTTTGTCTGCGCTATCTTTAAGTTCATAGCACAGGCTAACTGCCAAAGAGTACATTGCTGAAATCTCTTTTGATTCCATCTTCTTAACAGAACCATTCAAAATGTCTGTGGGATTAGGCATCTTGCTAGCGACTTTACGGTGAGCCATAAACTTAATAGCAAGACCTTCACCAACTGCACCTGAAATCAAGTCAGTAAGTGTATGTTCGTCAGTGTCGTCATCTTCCAACAACTCGCTAACAAAGGTCCAGCTACGTGGTGTAGCAAAACTACGTGAACTAGACTTTGGATCAAAGTCGTACAAGTCTTTCTTAGAGAAAGTCAAAAAGCCCACTACGTCTTTGTGGATACGATTCTCAGTGGCCCAAAAACTATAGTCATCCCAGTCAACACGCATTTCCAAGTGAATAAAACGATTAGCCAATGGAGCTGGCATGCGGAATGTAACACCCTTGTCAGCTTCACGGTTACCTGCGGCAACCATTAACACATTGTCTGGCAATTTGTAAGTGCCTACACGACGATTCAAAATCAGCTGATAAGCCGCGGCCTGTACAGCTGGAGCCGCACTATTCATTTCGTCCATAAACAAAATAATTTTTTTATGCTGTGACGCAAATGCTTCGTCTGGTAACTCGCTAGGAGGAGCCCAAACCATTTTGCTAGTGTTACTATCAAAATATGGAATACCCTTAATGTCAGTGGGTTCCCACAAACTTAAACGGATATCAATTACATGGGCATCAAGATCTTCGCCAAGTTGCTTGACGATGTCTGATTTACCAATCCCGGGAGGACCCCAAAGGAAGATTGGACGGCGTTTAGAAAAACCTTTTTGGATTGCACGTTTGGCTTGTTTGGGGCCTACAGTACGGGAAATAATCTCGCTCATTTAAGTTCCTATCTTAGTTTGCGGGGTTGTAAAAAATTGCGCTATGTATGTATTATAGCGCCAGTCCGTTAGGAAGTCAAGCGTATTTTGGTTAAATCAACCAATATCTTCAGATTTTTTTCTAGCGTTGATTGCTTTAACAAGACCGTATTTTCGAATGTCGTCTGAAAACAACATCAATTCAAAAGCCTTTTTTTCTGAAAAAACGGTTAAACTTTGATTGGTCAAGTAGTAAGGACAATCAATAAATCGATCAAAAAATATTATAGTTTGGGGACTGAGTTCAACACTTTGAGTAAACGGTACTTCGTATTCAGTTAATTCCAAAACATTTGCCAAATGATTGTATCCTTCTTCAGTAAGGCGCAACCCTCCAGAATCTTTAGTGCGTGTATTTTGCCACCAAAGTCTATGATGCATCTTAACTGTGGCTTCGTCACAGGATTTTTCTTGTTGTTTCAAAAAAATCTGTGTAAATGCCAATGAAGAAATCATTTTAATGTTTGGCCAGATGTTAATACTGTTACTTGGAAATCACTACAACCAAAAGTTAAATTTAATTTTTTGGCTAGATTAATTGCATGTCCAGGGTTGCTAAACGCCACTTTTTTGTATTTAGGTCCAGGATAGCTAGTAACACTACTAAAACTTTTTAAATTAAAAGGTGAGCCTTTATAAAAGACAGCCCAAATTGCTTCGGCTTCTAATACTTGCTCGCACTTATAATTTTTTTTGTTTATATGTTCAAGAAGAACTTTGGGTTTTGGTCTGCTCACAATATGCGTCCTTAAATGTACGCATATATTTATCTATTTTTGATTAGAGAAACCACCACCATCTAGCTCTACAGTAACGGTGTCGTTAGCTGTATTTTTAAGAATATGCACTAAATTATCGTAATCTTGAGTTAATTTACTGGTAATTTCGCCTAGGGTAAATGCCAACTGTTTTGCAGTTTTAATATCTAACTTAATTTCTTTTTGCTGACTCATATCAGCTATTTTTACCTGCTGTATAAACTGTTGTAGTGGTATTGTATTAATTGGGTTATTTTGCATTGGCCAGTGCCTCTTTTGCTTCTTCTTCTGTTTTAAAAGGACCAGTAAATGGATAACGCTCAATGGTAATTAATTTAGGGCAAAAACTTCTAACCCAATTTTTTGGAAATTTAATAATATAATGTCCTGCACAAAACAAACTTTTACTTTGATTGCTTTTTGTAAACAATGGTAACTTTCTTCGCACGTCATACATTGAGTTATATGGTTGCCATTTAGTAGGATGCCCGTGACATTCATTTACGTCAACTTGTGATATAGTGGTTGTGAATCCTTTTAAGAAAAAGGATGTGCCAAACTTCTTTGTTATATCGGACTTTTTAGTAAAATACATTTCTCCGTTAGCACCGCACAACACATACTTGTTGTTTTCTTTTTTATGTAGGGTGCCAACTTTTTCTCCATCTTGCTCAACAATCCAAAGTAGGCCATCTACAATGGGTTTTGCGTGTAATTCTGTCATAATGCTTTTCCTCTTTGAAATTTATATTCTCTACGTAACCACCATTTGTATTGATGCCAGTATTGATGCATACTTAATTTTGGTTCACGTAAATCATCTCGTTCATCACAATTGGCAATCCAAAGTTTTCTCAACCAATTGGAAAAGTCTGTATCATGCTTTTTGATATTTTGCTTGGAATGGTTCTGCATATTGTTGTATTGAATCCGTAATTTTCTTTAAATCATACAAGTTACAAAATTTAAGCAATCTAATACCAACTTGATCAATTGCCTTAGGAACAGCATTAATGTTAATCGTTTCTGTAATCACATCTCTAATGTCTTGGGGTTGTGCGGCAAGATCAATCAGTTTACGATTACGTTCGTAATCTTCCAATACACGATGTTCGACACCATTATGGTCAACCCAACGTTGCAACATCATATTGTTCCACGCGAATCCTTTACTTGCTCTATCGTTAAATGCTTCTTCTAATTTGTTTTTACGTACTTTTGGATAAGCACTAAACACGTTGTCAGTAGGATCGCCACGCATACATTTTTCAAATAATAACCATTCAGGATTTGGAACTGCTTTAGCCTCATTAGTTTTCTTATCAATAACACGCTTGCCTTTTTTATCTATAATGCCTTCGTATGTTGTAGTTGTCTCCATTACACCATTATATTGTCTAACATTTGGCGCAATCAATTGCACAAAATCGCTGTCTGTTGAAATTATCACGTGATCATCATTTGGATGTGTTTGTATCCATCCTGCAATTAAATCATCTGCTTCAAGTTGTTGATGTTGTAATACAGTACAGTTTGTTTTTTCTGCAATAAAATCTTTAAAAGTATCAAATGCTTCCCAAAAGACCTTTTCTTCTTCTGCTTCTTTTTCTGTATGTGCGGCACGGGCGTCACTACGATTGCGTTTGTAGGGCGCATAATAATCTTTGCGCCAGCTACGCCCTTCGAGACAGAACACAACATGACTGCCATTAAAGTCTTGCCATGCTTTTTTAATACTGTTTAATGTAATGTGGAATGCCATACCAAGTTTGATATCAGCACTGCCGTTAATAACGTGTCTAGCACGGAAGAATGTGTTTGCTGTATCAACTAAAATATAAGTCATTTTACCTCTGCTTTGCCACCGGCAAGTTTGTTAACATTAATAAAGCCAGCACCACGATTGATGTCTTGACCTTCGTCGGCTAATACGTTTCGAGCTAGGTCTTTAAACCAACGATCCACAATCTCTTCTTCTGGATCTCCATCAAATCCGTATCCTGCTTGCTTTAATTGTACTACAAACTCGGCGTTCCAGTCAAGCTCAAAAAAGCCATTTCTTATATTATCTTTGTTAACATGAGTATCCAAAACGGCAACCCACGGCTCACCTTTGGCAGTAGCACGTTCTTTTGGTGTCATTTTAGCAGTTTCTTCTGCTTTTTGAGCTAACTCTGCGGCAGTCGTAGCTTTTTTGGCCACTTCCATAGCATCTTCAGCTTGTTTTAAACTAGCTTCGGTTTTGGCTTTTATTTTATCAATGCCAAACAATTTTTCAATAAATTTATTCATTTTACAGTTTCCATGTGATACGTTAGTGTTTCTAATGGAAATATTGGACTAATTTTGTTTTCATAAAATTCCATATGTTTTTCAGCAAATGGAATTAGTAACTTTTGAAACCAAGTTTGATCAATACCTTCATTAAATGTTTTACTATGCATTATAAATGCAAAATCGCTATAAGCATATCTTTCATGATACACATGCCCTTTGACAAAGTAACTTAGTGTATCTGCGGTAAAGAAATGTTTATGTGTTGGATCAACACAGGCCCATTTACTACGGAAGTAGGGAACAATAATAGTTACAGTTGCACCTGCTTTGGATATGCGGTGTATTTCTTGCATTGCTCTCACAATGTCGTTTAGATGTTCTAACACGTTGTCTAAATGAACAACATCAAATTCATTGTTTTCAAACGGCCAAGGATACACGTCAAGATTGTGTACTACATCTGCGCCAACGTTTTCATTAATGTCCACAGTTACAACAATGTCTCTGAGGTTTCCTGGAAGTTCTTTTTTACCACATCCTAACACAAGTAACTTGGCCATCAAGTACCCCACTCATTTTTAAATAGCGGCACTTGTAAACGGTCACTGTAGCGTAGTCCGTTTTTCATAGCCAGTATTGCTACATTACGATTGTTCATTGTGTAGACACTTTCAACACCGCCTACTGGCATTAGATAAACATGTCCTCGAAAGCCTGCTTTACGATATTCAACAACAGCACGTTCTGCATCAGCAAAGTCTTGTTCTGTGGCAATAACAAACTTTAAATATGCTGTGCCAAAGTCCTCGTACTCACAAACTACTTCTGGAAGTATTGCTTCTTCCCATTTCTCACCACTACATGGAAGTTTAGCACTTACTGAAAATGTTACTTCTCTAGCAAAATCTAAATTAGGCATTTGCCATTTTACTAGATATTCTTTAAACTCTTCTGTTAGCTTTTGAGTACCATTTGTTTCAAATGTAATTTCTTTTAGGCCAGCCATCTTAGGATGATCTAACAACTCCGGATAAGCACGTTGCCAACCTAGCAAAGGCTCACCACCAGTAATAACCAAATGTTCATCCTTCCAATGATCCTGCGGAAGTATTTCCATAATGCGATTTACAATGGCAGTACTTTCCAGCATTGGACTAAGTTCTTTAAAGTCTGGATGCCAACTGGCATAGCTGTCGCAGCCTGTACTAACTAACGGTAAGTCTTCATACTTTGTAAAAGACTTAATCATAGTATGTGTAGCCGCAATGTCAGTTGCTTCGTGACTAGATTCTCCACGTGGCATACCAAATCCAGCACACTTAAAATTACAACCAAATGTGCGTAGAAACACAGACGGGACGCCCATGTAGCGTCCTTCACCTTGTATACTATAAAATAACTCAGCTATTTTTATTTTGCTCATTCTTTTTCCTAAAATCTTCTACATCTATTATAGCACTTTTTAATGTTTCTGCATAGTTCAAAGCGCCTTGTTTCTTCAAACATACTGTTGACTCTGTATCAATATAGCCTTTAGTTAGTAAAGTCCACATATGATACCAACGTGTTTTAGACCAAAAGTTAGTCTTAGTTGTAGTATAGATAGTAACTGAAATGTCGTGATCATCAGCTTCTACCCATACGTTGTGTTCGTGACCACTATCTCCACACTCGCACGTAACCCGATAAACTTTTGAGTCTCCCCAGTCGTTGTGTTTTAAAATACCTTCTGCTGGTAATTGTGCGTTCATCGTAGAGCCTCTAGCGTTGAAATTTTAGCAATTTTTTCACCAAAATCTTCATCTTTGCCAATGATATAAATTTGACGATCAGTTCTGTCGGACTTTGGATCATAGCGACTAAACTCCACAATCTTTCCACCCACAGCACTGTACACTTTGAATTGAAGTGTGGGTTCGCTGTCAACATTGGCACGACCACTGATAGTGCTAATAGCATTGATAGAATTGCCACGGCCCATCTTGGGACTGGGGTAACAATCTTCTGGAACAGACTGGCTGACCTTCTCCCAATCCTCACGTACCCAATTGATTATCATTCGTTTAAAAAAATTCATTTGCAAGTTTCCAAAAATTCATCTAATCGTTTAACTGCTTCATTAAAATCAACAGCAAACACTTTAGCACATATTACATTATTTTCCATAGTAATGTCAAATGGTACTACACCATTAAATCGAAAATCTTCTGGTACGGTGGTTTCAACAGTGAACTCTTGTAAGTTCTTTGCTCTAAATATTAAGTCATGCGCCATATCTACTGAGTTCATTATTCATCCTCTGGTTTAGGGTTGTCTATGCTCCACGGCCATGAAGTTCTTGGATCAGGCCTTGGTTTAAGTTTAACATTTTCTTCAATTACGGTTCCGTCTTCATCACATAGGCTAATTTGATATGGAGCATTAATGAGCAGATAGTCGTCTTCAACTTGCCAATCATGCTCACCATCAAATAACCAAGCCGCACCACCTTCGTGATATGATGTTTCAAACGCTTCTTTTTGTTCGTCTGTAAAATCATCGCTGTATTCAAAATAGCTGGCAACGCCATCTTCAAGTTCTGACCCCCAACCACAATCTGTTCTAGCCTGTGCTTGTGATGCGCCTTCGTAAGGAAGATTTATATCCATATCTGCTTCAACAAACCCTTGACCCCAGCGATAGTGATCTTCGATATTAACCCAACTAGTAGACCCGTCAGCATTATCTCGGAACAGTTCTATGTTCCAACAAATGCTTTTCTTTTCAAGTGGTTTAATTAGGTACACGTTTGACATTATTTTTCCTTAAACGTCTAATTCCATCTCACCAGCTTCTTTAACTAGTGCCAATACTTCGTCTAGTGTGTTGCATAGAATCTTAGCATTAACATAGTCGCCTTTTTTATTACGACCACCTGCTTCTACCATAAAGCCATTGTCATAACGGTTAATAGTATATGATTCATTAATTTTTGTCAGCTTATCGCCAAATGTTTTTACTGTTTTTGCTGTTGCCATGTTAGTTCTCCTTATCGTGGTGCAAATTCTTGTTGTAGTTTAATATTATCAAAAAACTCTTTTTTAGCGCCAGGATCAGTTTTAAATGATCCAGTTAATACAGTTGTTTGTGTTAAACTACTATGCGCCATAATACCTCTGTTCTCACAGCATCCATGTGTAGCTTGAATATAGACTGCTACGTTTTCTGAGTCGGTTGCTTTTTGGATTTCCCTAGCAATGTCATTGCAAAGTTCCTCCTGGAGAGTACCTCGACGGGCACACCACTGAGCGATCCTTGTATACTTGCTAAGTCCGATGAGTTTCTGAGCCGCAATAATACCAATATAAGCAACGCCACTAACGGGTTGGTGATGATGGCTACACATACTACGTAACTCACTGCGGACAACCAACATACCTTCGTAACGATCCGCCGAATCATTTGGAAATGCTGTTGCGTCTGGTGCTTGTTCATATCTGCCTGCCATTATTTCGTTAAAATACATTTTGGCCAGTCTACGTGCTGTGCCTTTGCTATTAGGATCGTTTTCGCGATCAATAAGCAAACGATCAAGCACTAGTTCAAATGCTTCTGCGGCTTCGTCAATTAGTTGTTCTTTAAAATTGTCTGTAACGTATTCGCTAATGTTATCGCCTGCCCAAAAGCGTTTGCCTTCACGTTTCATTTTAAAGCGAAGATGATCGCCCAAGTATGCTTCTTTATAATCTTTGTTGTCGTCGCCTTGTTGTTCGGCGCCAGCAATCATATTTTTGTATATCACGGATTCAGTCATTTATTACTCCTATGTATTAGTATATAGGTTTATTTAGGTTTTTGCAAGTTATTTGGATAAGTTTCCCATTGCTTGTGATAGTCATCCCAATGTCTAGTATCGTAGATATGGAAATGAACTCCATACCCAAATATACCTAAACATATTTCAAACCCAGCATGATCTTCTTGTATGCTAAAATTTATATCAATATCAAACAAGCTACCACTATAGTAAGTGTGTTCAAGTTCCCATGCTTTGTTTCCAAATAATTTACCAGATACGCAGCCTAAATTCTTAAAATGATCAAATGGTAAACTAATTTGTGTACGCAGTGTAAAAATTTTCATGTGATTTTTCCAGAACGTATTTTACGACATTCTTCTTTTACCTGTTGAGGAATATCTGGATGCCATTCAGCCATACCGCAGTCATACCACCTACCTTGTTCTTTTGGTGAATTTAGAAAAATCATACTTAATATAATGCCAAGTAGTACGGCTATGATAATATCTTTCATCACAGTCTTTCACTTAGCAGTATACGACATAGGGTAGCATCTTTTTCATTTTTAAAAGTAAAACTCATGTAATCGTGTTCTGGTCGACTGTGGTATCTATCACCAGGTAGTCCAAATACTTCTAATACCATGGCACAAGTTTCATTCCACCAAAACCCGTTTTGATTATCCCATACCACCGTAACAGTATTGTCAGACATCTTTAGGAGTTTTCGGAAAACAATGATCAACCCATCCAGCAATAGCAACGACCCATCCGTATACTGCTGGAGTTCCCCAATATAGATATATGTTAATAGCAGATAATATTACTACTAGTATTGCTATTGTGATTTTTAATTTACTCATTTTTTATAATTTCCCTTTTCAGGTATAACATGACGAACCCCGCCACGTGGATCTTCCATATCGCCTTTGCGCCTAGGAATCATATGTACATGCGGATACATTACTGTTTGTCCAGCATACTCGCCGCAGTTTTGGCCGACATTAAAAGCGTCCCACCTCT